CCTATTAGTATTCGTTTGGGCGAATTGATTAGTGATGTGCAGATGTCCAGGACTCTAATAAAGTACTACTAGATGTTGTTTTTTTTGCGCCTACATTGAATACAAAGTCTACACCAGCAACATCAAGTTCGGGAACATTGTCTTGGGTACGATCACCGCCATTGGCAAAGATAATAATGTCATCGGGAAAAGTTTGTTGGACTAATTTAATTGCAAGTTTAGCACTATTGTCATCGTCATTAAAACTGATAACAAAGTCAACCATTTTTAAATGTTTAATAATTTGAAAACGATCTTGCCATGTCATAAATGGTTGACCTTTTTTACGAGACAGCCATTTGTCACTGTTTAAACCAACAACAAGTTTGTCACCCAACTGCCTAGCAGAATTAAAATAATCTATGTGACCGCTGTGGATTGGATCAAACCCGCCAGTAACTAGTACTATCTTCACAATGAAGCGTCTTCCATCCCTGCAACACGCAATTTGACAATATTAGTAATCTGCCATTGTTTTTGATCTAGTGCTTTAGTAATACCTAGCCATTTGTTGCGAAGTAAAGCAAACTCGTTGATAATTTTTTCAAAATCAACAACGTCTGCTTCACCTTCAACAAACTTTTCACAATCTCTTGAGCTTAGTGCTCTTTGATAGTTTTCAAGATACTTTCTAAAATGCTGACTCTTAAGTCTGCGAAGTTCAATGTTAAGGTACTCTAAAATTGCCTCAATTTCTTGTAGTTGACTGAAACGTTGTTCTACAATCCCAGGCATTGACGCGGCCGCTCTTTCAACATTACCGGTAATCCAACACTCTTTACGAGCATCGATTAGTTCAGTATTGTAGAAATCTACAGCGTCAGGAATATAAGAAATATCCTTGCTAACTTTAACGTACCAACCCATTAGAAATCCAATTCTTTATAATCTTCGTCTTCAGCGTCTTCATCAAGATAGTATTCAATAGCAGAATCTAAAGTGTCGTCGACGCCGGTTGCACTTTGCAACACTTTGTCACTAACACCGTGATCTGCCAATAAATCTACATAGCGTTCAGCTACAAGTTCTAGTTGCTTCTTGTCAATATAGTCTGCGAATAGTAACCAGACATCACCAATTTGTGTTTCATTCAACATTTTCATCTATCTCCGTAGGAATGGTAGTTGTTGTTTCAGGCTTGATATGGAATTTCGCCATTATCATATCTAATTTATCATCTTTCCATTCTTTTCGATAGAATTTGAATTCCTCACCAGTCTCAGGATCATTCCACTTGAGTCTGTTACCTTCTTGCTTTAGTAGACCTTGTTTTTCAAACATATCTACTAGGCCGCTGTAAGGATTCATACCGGTTGTGTATGGGATTTTAATTTGAAGTGTTTCAAATGGCTTGCTGTAACGAGTTTTCATAATCTTGCAACTAGCACGAATGCCATTTACTTCTGAAACCTTGTTACCGTCTTCATCTTCTTTCAACTTCAGCTTTTTCATTGCAACAACAATACTAGATGCGTAAACAAACCCTTGTCCGCCTGATATTTTGTCGTCTGGATCAAACATATCTTGACTTGCGTATGTGTGATTTGTACAAACCATGCCTACATTATAAGTACCGAACATGTTAACACAATTACGAACTAATGAGGTTAATGCTTTTGGCTTACGGCCCATATCACCCTTCATATCACCAGCTTGGAACTGGTTAATGTCAGTAGGGGTAAGCAACATACCCAGTGAGTCTATGACAAACATGACCTTAGGACGTTCTGCCATTGCTTTATACTCGTCCATAAATTCATGGATTGTTTTAGCCACATCATCAATCATGGCCATGTTGAGTTTTAGTAGTTTGCTCTCGCTAGTGTCAACACCGAGGTCTTTCAACCATTGTTCGTCAAGTGCATTTTCGCTATCAATTAAGATAACATAAATTCCTTGCTCTTGTGCGTGTTTGACAATGTTGCCTGAGCATATATAACTCTTGCCGGCACCAGATTCGCCAGCAAATACAGTAACTTTACCCAAAGGAATACCTTTGTTCCAGTCACCGCTGATCAGATAGTTAAGCGCAAAGTTACCTGTGCTAACCCAATCTGTAGGATCGTTAAATCCTACACCTAGACCGTCAATTGCCTTGGTCAAGGTTTTACGAAATTTTGAAAGATCGAATGCTTTCGTTGCCATATTGTTTTTCTCCTAATAGATAACCTGGGCGTACAACTAGATTGCAGAGGCCCAAGCCGTTTTTACTTCTGACGATTGCGAATCATTGCCAAGATGTCTGCGGCACGACTGTCGCCGCCACTGTCACTTGGTGTTTCTGCTTTAGGTGCCACTGCCGGAGCAGTTGCTTTTGGAGCAGGTGTGTCATCTTCATCATCATGTGATGCCGCTGGAGCAGGTGCGGCTTTAGGAGTAGATGTCTTTTGTGGATCACCTGTGTTCTGACTCATGCCAGCTGGTTTGAAATACTGTCCCCAACGTTCCATGTCATATGGTTCGCCATCAACTGATGCTTCAAACATTTCCTTCATTACTTTAAGCTCAATTTCACTTGGCTTTTTAGGTAGGAAGTCTGACAAGTTAAACAAGCCGTGCTCTTTAATAGCTTCTTGTTCTTGTTCGTTCAACGGACGTGAACGACGTGACCAAGTACTAGTTGAGTAGTCAGCATAACCGCCTTTGCTACCTTTCTTCATACGATAGTCAATACCGTTTGTGAAGTCAGTTGGCAAATCTTCCAATTCTGGATCGACCAAAGCCGCACGAATTGATGTAAAGATTTGAGGTCCGATGATAAATCTACGGATTGGGTTTGTTGCTTTTTCTTTCTCATTCAAACCATCTTCAGTTACAAATCCTTGGAAAATGTAACTGCGTTTCTTCCAATACTTACGACCCATATCTTCAAGTGCAGGGTCTTTAAACCAGCCGCGAACTTCTGACAGTATTGGGCAAGTGTCGCCATACATTTCAACGCATGGTACTTGTACGATAGTTGGTTTGCTTTCTGATTCACCCTTGATGCCGGCGAATGGTAATTTAATCATTGCACGTTCAACCCAGAAAAATGTGTTGTCAGTGTTACCATCGGGTAAGAATCGCAGAACGGATTCATCGCCTTCTTTTAAGTTCCAGAACGGATAAATTGAATTATCACCGCCTGTACGTTCTCCTGAACCTTTTGATTCAGATGCCTTAAGTTTTGCTCTAATTTCAGCCAAAGTTGCCATAGTAGTTCTCCTTTATATAAGCCTTTGTTTACTTCATTTGCCTTTGTTTACTTTACGGATCTACCTTAAAGTAAAAAGTGCATATACATAGTATACGCACTTTTATTTAGTAAAGCAAGAGAAATCTTGCTTTAAATATGAGTATTTTACTCAATTATTTCTTAAATGAGTTTTTAATTTCATCGGCCCACTCGTCAGCGGCGCCAGCATCACCAACTTGGCTTGCTCTCAATAATTGGCCTTTATAAGACCAGTTTGCACCAGTCCACTGATCGCCGCGTTGTCTTAAAAAATCACTTAACCATTTTTCAGCTTGATTAATAACTTGCGCAGGAGTTCCAACCCAACCATTTTTTTGCATGATGCTTGTTAAATCATACTGTTTGTTGCCCTGACCGCTGGCAAAATTAATAAACACCAGCAGTTTATTTGGATCTGCAGGTGCTTGAACTGGCGCTTGGGCATCCTCTATTAGATTTATATAATCGCGAAGAGTTTTCATAATATTTCTTTATCTGTAATGTACCAAACTCACAATACGCTCAACTTCGTCGTATCCGGTATTTTCTTTAACTGCTTTTGGTTGGTTTGCTAACATACCAGTATAAAATGCCCTGTCCCTTGCGCCGAGTTTTGGATCCTTTAATGCTTCGCGGGCCGCCGCAATTTCATCTGTCGTATATGTTGCATTCTTTCCTACTCCGCTTGGATTACCTGCTGGCGGTGCTACTGTTGGGATTGCCTGGGTTGCGCCTTTTATAGTACCTAATGCGGGATTAGCGGCAGTTGCGGCTGGTTGCCCGGCTGGTGCTACATTTGCAGACATCGCACCTTGAGCTGGTTTTACACCTTTGGCAATTCTATCTAATGTATCACCCGGCTTAACAATATAATCTGGTTGACCGTTGGGCATCTTAAGTTTTTGTCCAACTTGTATTCGATTAACATCTATAATCGCTGGATTTAACTTTTGAATTTCTTGGGCGCCTGCACTGCCCTTGTACGGAGCTTTGGCAGGTGCCGCCGCAGGCGCCGTTGCTGTAGCAGTCTTTGTAGGATCTTGTATCCATTGTTGACGTTCTGCTTCAGAACTTGGGCCGGTGTTAGATCTAGGATTATTAACGTATGTAGACGGATCGTTTATATCAACTTTACTTAGTGCTTCAGCACCAGCAAGATTTCCTGCGGCTGCTTCTGCGTTTTGTGCTTGTTCTTCTGTTGCACCAGCAGCCTTGGCATCGTTATATGCTTTAAGTTTAGCGGCCTGCTGAGTACCTTGCACATTGATATTAATTGCTCCGGCGGGAGCAGGTGCTGCCGCTGCCGGAGGTGGAGAATCCCACTTGGGATCCATATTATCAAACTTAGCGGGCTGTTTGGCCAACCATGCTAGATACTGCTGTGCCAATGTTTTGTACTGTGAGGGGTCAGTGCCAAATGCTCCCAGCTGGCTACGACCCTTGATAACTGTGTTGGGATCTTCTCCAGCCAACACCCGTTCAACTGCGGCAGGATTCAAGTTGGCTGGCATAAGGCGTCCATCTGCTGTTTTGGGGCGAGTTACAACCCATGCATTATATGCTTGATCCGCTTGATCCTTGGCTTGTTGCATGGCTTGATGTCTGGGATCCACAGGTGCGTTGGGATCTACTGGGTTGGGCTTAAACCCACCAGACGTAGTACCATCTGGATTCATTGTGACTCTTTCTGCCAGTATGTCCATGTAACGGCGTAGTATGTTGGGTGTGCTCATGATTATCTACTTACCAACTGCATGATTCTAGCTAGACTATCGGCATGTGCATCAGAGTGTCCGCTAATAGGACTAACGTGTGCTTCTGGCTCATGCATTTGTGGTTGTGGACTAACACCTGCTAACTTTAAGACATGTTGTTGTTCATGATGATCTGCTTCGTCGCTTGGATCTTTCATGTCAATGAACTTTAATACTTTGATCAAGTCATCATCGCTAGCTTCGCCAAACTCACCATCTTCAAAACCTTTTTTAACTTTAATTTTAATGCGCATACCGCCTAATGGAAAGTTACCTTCGTCTTTGTTATAAAAGCCGCTGATAAATTTTAGCATTGCTGGCAATCCGCCTTCAACGGGCATTTCCATACCAACATCTTGAGGACTCATTCCGCAATCGCTTAGAATTTCTTGGATAGTTTTAACACCATGACCAAAGTCTAATTGAGTTTCTAATTTTGCACCAGCTTTGACCGCTTTCTTCATAGCATCTGCCATACCTTGACGTGCTAGGTGACGTGCTTGGCTGTAACCCTGACCGTGCTTGCCCGGTGTTGTTGGTTTAGACTTTTTCTCTTTAGGATCTACATCCCATGGAGGACTATCATCTGTAGCTTCAGCTACTGGAGCTGGGGGTGGTGCTTCAGCTGGTGGTGCTTCAGCCGGTGGTGCTTCTGGAGCAGGCGCTGGTGGTGCTTCTGGAGCAGGCGCTAACGGAGCAGGTGCTGCTGGAGCAGGTGCTTCATTATCTTCACCACTGAAGTTTAATCGCATTGATAGTTCTGGGTCTTTTTGTAAAATAAACTGTTGTACTAATGGACGTATATCTAACTCTGGATCAATGTCTTGCAACGATTGTAAAAATTCAGGATCATCAATTAATCCTTTAAGGCTTTGTATAGCATTGATGCCTTGTGGGCCGCCCATTAACGGTTGTGATAAAATATCGTTTAATTGTTTGATAGCTGTTTGTTGAGCTGACTTATTAGGACTAAACAGTTCGTCTTTATCTTCACGGACGATATCATTCATGAAGTTTTCGTATGCTAGTTCAGGATCTATGGATTCGCGCTCCATACGATCGTTGTAATCGTTACGCATACGTTCTTTTTTATCTTTTAATGCTTGCAACCGCTTCTTAGCTGACTCATCCCCGTCCTCTGCTTTTTTCTTTAAGCTGTCTTCCTGCGATTTTTCTAAACTACGACGATGTTCAGCATCTACTGAGTTAGGATTGTATGCATCGCTTAGTAATTCGTCAACACCAATTTCTAATACATCTAATTGTGACTCGTCAACAAACTTATAAATGTACGGGAATACTGCTTTTAATTCTTCGTTAAATGTGCGGATTGTCAAACGGTCAATTAGGTCATTTGCAATTTCTTCAGGAATCATTTGTTCTTCTTGAGCTTCAAATGTTTCTACAAATGATTGATAATATGCTGGACGTTGTAACTTGTGGATAGTTTCTTTAATTTGTTCAATGCGTTCTAGAACACGATCAGTAACACTGCCCATTGCTTCACTAACTTGTTCTTGGCGGTTAACATAACCTTTGAACTTGCGTAGGCTTGCTAGTTCTTCACTTAGACTGCAAATGTGTTTGCCAATTGGATCGTATGGATTGCCGCCTGCTTTGATATGCTCTGCTAATGCACGAGCACCATTTAAATGCTTTGCTGGGTAACGGAATCGTTCGCCTTGTGCGTTTTCGATGTAAATGCTATCAATGTGCATTGTACGTCCGGCGGCAAGTTCCATATTGATTGGCTGTGTGTGCTTGACAACTAGTCTAGCATTTTCGCCTAAATCTTGATAACTCATACGGGCATTACCGTACATCTTGTTTTCCATAATTGCGGGCATGGCATTTTCCTTACGTTTGGCCTGAAACTCGTAGTCTCGTTTGTCTAAGTTGCTCTTACCGATGTTTTGCACATCGAAGTTTAATAAT